AGCAGTACCACCAGCGAAACCACCAGAGATAGAAGCTAACATATCGTCAAAATCAAGAGATGTTTGTCTCTGTAAGAATAACATGTTTTCTTCAATAGCTCCTTGAGTATCTAGGTTTTTAAGTATTGCATCAAAGTCATCAATTCCAGCAGCAGCAGTAAATCCTACTTCTACGTTTCCTCTTGCTCTAATAGCAGCAAATAAACCTTGTGTACCTGGTAAGTTAGCAGCGTCATAAGATCCTGCAGCACCACCAGCGTTTGCGTTTAGTTCACCTTCAACCATTGACATTTCTAAGTAATCTTCGAAACGTAGTCTAGTTTCAGACTCAGCTTTTAGATACCATAAGAATCCAGAAGCTCCATCTTCAGTAGCAACTTCAACCCAACCGATTTGAGCCATATCAGATCCAGTAACAACGTACTGATCTCTAATAATGATTGGTGAGTTAGAAAATTGTGTGAAAGAAGGATCAACAGATACTCTAGCAGCAGAGTTTCCTACTCCTGCTCCAATGCTTGTTCCTTTTGTGTAATCAGAACCATATACAAACATTTTAATTGTTGCAGAAGCAGCAGTTATTCCTTGGTTAGCAAAAGAAGCGTTAGCAAACGGTTGTACCGTTACGTTACCAGCAGCTCTTGCTAAAACGATACCTTTTCCTTCAGCTCCTGTTGCAGGATCTAAAAGTACAACTGTATCATTTATAGATATAACATTAACTATACCAGCACCAACAGGTATTGTTACAACTGACTGATTGTTACCACCAGCAGCAGCTCCAACACTACAGTTATCGTAAGATATATGTAATCTGTTTTGTTCAGACCAAATTACTTGATCAGATGTCATTGGCATTTCAGCGCCAACCATTCTTAAGAAGCCAGATAACGTTCTGTTTCCATAACGCTCTACTTCTTGTTCATAAATTTCTGGTAAATATTGTTGCGCGAAGTTTCCGCCAGCCGCACCATCAAATACTAAGTAGTTTGAAGGACTTGGAGTTTGGATAGGACTTGGAACAATAGCACCAAATTGTGGATTTAAACTCATAATTGTTTAATTTTTAATTGTTAAATTTTCTTGTTTTGATTTTCAATTTTGAAGAATCAGCACCAGAAATAGCTTTAACCTTATAGCCGTTTACAAAAACTTCACCTTGTTGGGTTCTAGCTTTTATTGGTGATAAGTTTTTAGACTTGTTCACCACGTCTTTAACTGCGTCGGCTTTTCCTTGCTCATAAAAATGAGTTGCGATTCTATCGACATTATCAGCAGCGTATATAGCTTTGTGATAACCTTTTGTATCAGTAACATTGCCTTCTGCGTCCAGGAACTTCCCGACTAGGTTATTAATGTTTGATTGGTTTTCTGCAACTTTATCTACATCTTTAATATTATACTTAAATCTTTTATCTCCAACATTGATATCGAAACCTTCGAATTCGTTATTAAATAATTCTTTAGTATTTTTTTGAAATACATTGTGTTGTTGCTCAGCTTGTTCTTGCTGTTTATTGTAGCGATTAAAAAAGTCCATAGCTTTTTGTTGGTCCTGAGTTACGCCGGGTCTCAACTTGATTTCGTCGTAATATTTATTTTTCGTTTCCTCTAAAAAGTTTTTTGCTTTTGCAATCTCTTCTTTTTTAGCGAGTTTTTTCTTTTTGACGTCACGCTCTTCGTCAAGATCTGTATCATATTGGAAGCTATCTTCCATTATAAAATCTATTTCCTCTGAATTTAAATGAGGTTTTGATTTTTTGTAATATTCTTTTAATAAAGTATCTTCATCAACATTAGTATAATCAGCATTTAATCTAGTGTAATCCTCTATAGTTCCACCAGTTTCTTCCATGAAAGACACTAGCTTTTCAATATTATCAGGTAATTGTTTACCTAATACTTTTTCATCTCTTACAGCTTCTTTTACTTCTGCTTCTACTTTTTTAACTTCTTCTTCAGTTACTTCTTTGATTGGAGAAAACCCTTCAGTAGTCTCGTTGGACTCTTGTACAGGTTCTCCCATCTCTGTGCTATCTCCGGATGGTTTTTCCACAGATACCTCCTTTGTTTCTCCGATTTGAATGGCATCTTCTTTTTGTTTTAAAGCTTCTTTAGGTACTGTAACTTTAATAACATCATCTGGTATTTCTACCAAAGGTTCTTTTAAACTTACCTTTACAATTTCTTGTTCTTTGTTGCCTAGTTGCTTAGGTTTTTTAGACTTTATTTTAAAGTCACCTTCCTGTTTAACAGGTTCATTTGTTTTTACTTCTGACATAATATAATATAATTAAATAATTAATAATAACCTACATTTGCTGCGGTTGCGGCATACTTGGTTGTTGTTGTTCAAAGTCTATAGCTGGTAGATCTTGTTTTCTTTGTTCTATCATTTGACTTTGTTGCGTACCTTCCATTTTAATACGCTTGTCTTTTCTGTTTTCTATCTCTTGCTCTTTTTGACCAGCAGCTTGCATGTCCATTTGTTTTAGCTGCATATCAAACTGAAATTGTGCTTGCATTTTTTGTTGCTCTAATTGAGCAGCTAACTCCATGCGTTGTATTTCCATTTGATTAGTAGCTTGTTCAAATTGTACTTTAGAACCTGATATAGCTTCTTGTTTTTGTACTTCAGACATTGCTATTTTTTCAGCTGCATCAGCCTGAGCTTGTGCTTGAGCTTCTGCTTGTTCAAGAGCATTTTCCTGATCTTGTTTACCTTTAGCTTTACGTTTTATTTTAAGCATTTGATTAGCTAACTTAAGGTTTTTAATTTGTCTTAAGTCTATAGCATCTTCTAAATCAATACCACCTTGTTGTAAAGCTACCTGTATGTTTTGTTCTAATTGAGCTTGTTCTTCTTCATCAGGTTCTAGTTCTAAGAATATACCAAAGTCATGTAAATTTAAATTACTTATTTCTGTTAAAGTATTTACATTATAATTCGATATACCATTTACTAGCGATTCAGCTGTAAGTGGAAATTCTAAAGCATCAGCTATTTTTAATGCTATGTTTTCTGCTGTTCTTAATGTTATGTATAAGCTAGCTTGTTTAATATGTCTTGTAGCAACGTTAGAGGCGTTAGCAGCTAATTTTTGTAAACCAACCAACGTTTGTTTATCTGGCGTACTACCATCACGAGCTTCATTAAGACCGGTTACATCACGTATCATTTGTAAGTAATACTGGTAAGTTTGTATTAAACTTTGTATCTTACCTTGACCAGAACTAGAGCTTAATTCTTGAATAGGTATTTTACCTGGATTCATATCACCATCTTGCGTAAGTGATCTACCAACAATACTACCAGTTTGGAAATACATGTTAAGCGCTTCTGCTGGATTATAGTTTGTACCGTTACCTAAATCAACCTCAGCTAAACCATCCATGTCTAAATAAACACCATCAGGTACCATTTTAGACATTACTTGTTGTAGCTTTAAATGAGTTAATTGTATCATGTCAGCAAAACCTATACATTTACTAACTAAAGATTCTATTCTACCTTTGTACATACGAGGCGAACATATAGAATAATTCATTTCAACTTTAGTTGTGTCAGCTAGTGGTCTAGACATGTTTTCAGCAAGTTCCCATTTTAACATTGTATCAGTACCTAAAACTTTAGCACCACTATATAAAACTTCTATAGATCTTGATACTCTTTCAAAGTTATCACTTTCAGGTGGATTAAATGTATCAGGTTTTTCTAAAGCTTTCATTAAACCTTGATCTGTTTGTTTTATTTTAAATACTTGATTAGTATAAGTCTTGTAATCAAAGTATAATATCTGTACAGTGTTTTCATCATAATCACCCCAACCAGTTAAATACTGTCTATTACCTGGCATTTTTTGTATACGCTCAAGTTCTTCTTTACTAATACCTGGAAACTCTTTTTTAAGTTCAGCTATTGTAATAGACTTAAGCTCGCCTACATAGTATATATCTTCGAAATTTGGATCTTCTGTATATGAATAAACCATATAAGCAGGATCTACGTAGTCAACTGTAATTCCTTCAGCTGTGTTAAAATTAGTTTTAGCAGCAGCAATACCACAAACCGTTAAGTCCATGTTTAATCTACGTCTTGTTAAGTCAAATTTATTTTGAGCAAACACAGATGATATAGCTTCTTCTTCTGCTATTTCAATTGATTGCTTGTAGCTAAGCTGCATGTGCAGTTCTAACTCTTCAGGTGTTTCAGGTAGATTACTAGGGTTAGTACTTTGATATAAGTTTATACCTAAAGTATCTTCTAATCCTTTTAAGTAATCTTTAGCTATCATATCTTCTTGTATTTTAGAAGCATATTTAGTTCTAGCTTTTACTGATTCTGGATCTTGAGCATAAGCTTTTATGTCGTATGTTTTAGACGATATACCATTAACAACTATATCAACAAATTTAGATAATATAGGTACTGGTTGCCAGTCTAAATTAAGATAAGACAAATCACCATTAATAGATAATTCATCTTTATATTTCTGTACACTTTGTTCGCCACGAGCATATAATCTTAATTGGTGAAATTGATTCCAATTAGTTAAATATCTATTACCTGTAGTTCTTCCTGAACGAAACCACTCATATTCAATAGCCATTGCAACCTGACTTCCGTATTCAATACTTGCTTTTTCAGCATCACTCACTACTTGACTAGGGAAAGCACTATTGGTATTAGTATATATATTCATTAATTTATAATTTTTGATAAAGTTCCTTTGTTGTTGTATCTTTTTATACCTAGATCAACTGGTTTTAATTTAATTTTATTGTTTGGAGCGTACCTATGCTTATTACAAGCCATCAATGCTAACCCAGAACTAATAGACGCATCATGTGACGTTCTATTATTTATATTAAACCTAGACCAATCTTCTAGAGTTCTTTGAAAATACATATCTCCATATCCTGTTTCTTTTAAACCAACAAATGTTTCTACATATGTTTCTATGGCAGACGCGTGAGCTTGTTTTATATCTTCACTTGAATTAGGTATACCACCTATTTCTCTTTCTGTTACTGATAATTTATTTCTTTTTTTATCTGGCCTGTTCATTGCAAAACCTCTATAACCTCTACGTTTAAAGTAATAAAGTAATCTTGGTTTATTGTTTTCTGCTAATATTGGCATACCATAAAATACGCAAGCCATAAGTACGTCTTCAAAAAATATTTCAGCTGTTTGTGGACGAGCGATATATTCTAAGAAAAAATGATTTGGCGGAACTTCTTCCATGCTAAACTTAGTTAAACCATGTAAAGAACCGTTTGATCCTCTTTTATCTACCGTACCTGATATATCATAAGGATCACATCCAAAAGCACCACAATGTTCATTACCTGGGTAATTAACACCGTTTTTAATAAACCTTTTATTTTGTAGATGAGCTGGAGGAACCCAGGTTATATAAAATCTACCTTGTTTGCTAGGTGCAAATATAACTCTTGTATCTTTTTCACTATTTTCCCATTGAAAATTACCTTGAGTAATAGATACTGAGTTTTTTAAATCTTCATTAAAATCTATTTGTTGATATATCTTAGTTAAATTAAATAAAGACATTTTAGACTCGTCTCTAAAAGCGTGTTTAGTTGTACGAGGAAACTGTCTATAAAATTCATTTAATCCATCTTGATCATCTTTAAGACCTTCTACCTCATTATCCCAGTATTCAATAACCCCAAGTTTGATTGGCGTTCCATGAGGTCCAAACAATGGTTTTTGTGGTGTTTCGAAGACAGGCATGCCATAAGAATCAATGTATCCCTCGTAATTCCATTCCATAGGAATGAACAAAGAATATAGTCCTGAACGAGTTTGTCCATTGGCATTTCTTTTTGTAACATCTGAGTCATCATATAATTTTTTAAAATTTCTACCACCTTTGTCTAAAGCATTCGATGTTGATCCCATCATACATTTACCTATAATTCTAGAACCTAACCTTAATGTTGTTTTGGTAACACGCCAGTTGTTTTCTATATTGTTAGGTCTTTCCCATTTACCCGATTCATCATGTACTAATAATTTTAATTTCTCACCATCATAAGCATTGTCTCCAGTATTTTTCCAATCAATAGTTGTATCAAGTCCTGTTAGATCTTCTTGTTTGTCTGTAGAAACTATAGACCTTCTTGTAAACTTAGAAGCTGGCACACGATATGCTAGCTCTGTTTTAGGTCGATCCATACCATCTTGTATTGGTTTAAAAAAGAAAGGATAATTAACTGATATTGGCACGACTTTATCTGTGAACATCTTTTTAGCATCAGCACCTGATTTTGATAGTATACCAAAACGAGCATCACTAGATATTGTAGCCATGTTAACAGTTTCACCAGAAGCCATAAATGAAAAACCAGATCGTCTATTTTTAAGATAACACATACCATAGCTTCTGTGATCAGCTCTGCATGCTTCCCAAAATATAAAAAACAATCTATTTGATTCTCTAAAGTCTGGTTGGCCAACATCAATTTTTGACCACTGCAAATACATATAATGAGTACCTGTTAAATATGTAGGTATATCTTTATTTATATACCAAAAACCTTCTTCACGTCTTTTAAATTCAGTATCAATATAATCGTACCATGTCTCTTTAAAGTCTTCAGGGTATTCTCTCCAGTCAAATACTGTTTTTATTCTACTTAATATCTTAGGATAATCAAATCTAGTCCATTTGTTTTCTTCAAACTTATGAACATTGTTTTGTTTAGGTAAAGCTATTTTAAGATTTTGTATTTCATAAACCTCTCCAATTTGCCCAGTCTTAGATATAACAACCATATCATGTTCTTCGTTATATCCATATTCCCATTTACTATACCTATTCATTCTTTTAAGAACTTTAGGCTTTACATGGTCTTTTATTATTTTATATAAAGTTTGCTTATACATTATTTAGATCTCCCTTCAGCAAAACCACGAAACGTAGTTTCTTTTTTAACTTCTTTAGGTTTTTCTTCTAACATATTTTTTTCTTCTTCAATACGGTTAAGTATTTCAAAACAATCAAATATAGCTAGCTTTTTTGTAGCTGCTGCGTTTTTAAGTCTATCAGCTGATATGTCATCGTCTGAATCTACTATAGGTTCTTTCGCAACCTTAATTAATTCCTCAACTGCTATTTGCCCAGCTTGGATTATATTCAACTTCGTTTCCTTCGTATTCATATTTTATAACAATATCATTTGATTTCATACAATATAAACGCTCATTTTCAACTAAAAACTCCCATTCACCGTTAGGTGTATAACCTACAAGGTCTCCCTGGTTAATTTCTAGCGCTTCTAATGAACTATTGCCATATTTTAATATACCAATAAGCTTTTGCTCTTTATCTAACGTTAAACTGTCATTGTCTTTTATAGGTTTTATAAAACACCTATCACCAAAACTATGCCAACCTTTTTTATTTTTATATAAATACACTTGGTCAATAGCACAAAAATAAAGATCATCTTTAAAATAAGATCTGCTTTTTTTCTTTTTACCTTTCATGTCATAGAAAGTTCTAAAAACGTTTTGATGTATAACAACTATATCTCCTTTTTTAATTTTACTATTAAAAGCTAAAGGAGTTTCTATTACAGTAGCTAGTCTATTTACAAACTTCCAGTTTTCTATTTTTGTATTAACAACAACGTCTACTCCAGATATTTTAACTGTGTTACTATACTTGTCACCTAACGGTTGTATAATAAAATCGTATATGCTTTTCATTAATAGTTAAGATCATACTCAACGGATATAGCCATGTTAGAGTTAAACTTTTTCCATGGCAATACCTCGTTGTTTTTCTTTATGTGTATGTTATAAGAGTTATCAGAGTCTTCAAATAAAATATGAGAAATTTCATGACCTCCATAAACCTCTTGGCCTACAGAGTAATGCATTGCATCATTTTTATAATCAGATCCAATACTAATCTTTCTTATATTATTTTGCATCTTCTTTTTCAATGTCTGTGTAAGTACCGTCTTTAAGATCAATATTTACTTGGCCATATTCTTCTTCTAATTCTTTTTTAGTTTCTTCAATAACTTTAGAAAGATCATTTATTTTTTGATGTATGTTTACTTTTTGTACATCTAAAACACCTAGTGATCTAAGCATTTCGCTTAGCTCTACTTGTTGCTTGTTAACAGTTTCTAACTGCTCTTTGCTGATCATTTTTTTTGCTTCTTCCATAATTTAATTTAATTTAATTTATTAATATTCACTTATTTATATAGTCACCTATATATTACTTATTTACATATAATAACATCAGCCTCAGTTACTCCTGTGCCTAGGGATGTTATAAAGTCTACAGCTACTGGTAAAAACGATCCAGCTTGTACACTTTCAAATGTTATTGATTGTGCTGCAACTGGCACGCCATCATTTACAGCAGTTATAACAGCTGTTGCGCCTCCAGCACCACCACCTGCTTCTACTACAGTAATAATATCACCAGGATTATAACCAGATCCAGCAGCTGCAATAGCTAAAGATTGTATAACTCCACCTGTTTGTGTTATAACTACAGTTAAACCTTGAGCCATATTGTTAGAACATGTTGTTGCTGCGGTTACAGTACTATAATCAGCACCTCCTGATGTTAAATTTAATGAATTAACAGAAGCTAAACTTGTTCCTGCTACAATAACATTTATATTACCTGTAGCACCCATATATAATACAGAGCTATTTAAATTATTACCTAAAACACCTGTTTGGTTTTCAAAAATCCAAGCTGGTTTACCATTTGGAGTTCCTACTAAACCTGTTGAACGCATTGCTTTACCAGCTATACCGTCACTTATTGGAAATTTACCCATTTTTTTATTTTTATTGTTTACTTATTGTTTTAAATTTTTCTACACCACGTGAACCAAAATAGGCTACATATACTGTCGCGGTTAATGTTTTTAATAAACTTATCCATTCTTGTTCTACTGTAAATGATAATGACTCATGACTATCAACCCATATAAAAGCTACAGTCATTACAGTTAAAAATATCAAAGACATTGGACGAGTATTTTTACTAAGCCACGAATCTGATTTCATATCGCTAGCCCAGCGTTTTGAGATTTCTTGCATCTCTACCATATCTTGCTCTAAAAGTTTAAGAGCTTTTTCTTTGTCCTCTGCAGGTAGCACAGGATCTTTGTGTATAAGGTTTTTTACTAAACCAAAAACCCCAGCATCAGGTAATACATCACCAGCTAGGTCTAATATTCCAGGAGCAGCTTTACTTAAAAACTGTCCCACTTTAGTTTGATTAAATTTTTTTTTCATGCTTTTTTATATGCTTCAGCTTCCCATGGTAGGTCTTTAGCACCTTCTGCCATATCAGCTCTTGAATATGTTTTACCTTTCCAATAAACGTTTTCATCATCATAATCTAAATCACCTCTTTTCATTTGGTCTATATGTATCATTTCATGATCTATAACTTTTTGACACTCTGAAGGATCTAATTTATTGTTTAATATAATAGTTCCATTATTATTAGCCTTACCCATAACTCCATCTTCCATTGGTACATTGTAAACAGGTACGCTACTTGTATTGTATGGAGGGTTGTTTAATTTAAAAGCCATATTATTTTTTATAAGGTAGTAATTTGTTTAAAGCATCCCTACGACTTTGACAGCCGCAGGGAATGTTTAAACCTTTTGATACATTATCAACCAGTTTTTTGATACCAGAAGCTTTAGTAAACTTCTCTATGTCATCTCCTAATCCTCTAGATCTCATGCTGATTATTATGCGAATGTAGCAGTTCTCCAGTACATTTGAACTGGTGTAGCAGCTTGGTCAAGCCCTAATTGAGCTGAAGCTACAACTCCACCTGGATTAGCAGTCATTGCAGAACGGATAGCTGAAACAATAGGATTGTTTTGTCCATTTACAATTGTTGGATTTGCAGCAGCTGAAATACTAGTAGACACTGTTAAAGTTAAAGTTTTGTAACCTGCAGCTTGAGCAGCTCTTCCAGTTAAACCAATTACAGCTGTTTTAGCATTAGCTCCTGTTGCTCCTGTTGCAACTACTGAAGTAATATCTTCTAAGTTTACTAAGATATTTTCTGTTGGTCCTAGTGGTTGTGCAGCAGCTGAGTTTCTTACGCTGAATTTAATAAATTTTGCCATTTTGTTTGTGTTTGTGTTTGTGTTTGTGTTTGTGTTTTGCGAGTTTTATACAGTTCTCTACTGTTATTTGTGAGCAGGTCCACAATGCTTGATAGGCGATAGTCTTGACATATCACAGCAGTGTTTAGACATCCATGATCCGTCTCTTCCTCCGCTAGCGTCTTTAGCTACTGGATTGTCGTTCATTAGATTGCTTTTTTCTTGTTTGATTGACTCCATTTTTTTTATATTTATTAGTTAGTTATTGTTATTGTGAATCTTTTAATGCTTTTTCAGTTGGATAATTCTTGTCTCCAGGTTTAGCTGGTGATTCTCCTCTTTTTCTTTTTGCGTGAATATTATCCCATAAACCTTTTTTTTGAGCCGGTGAACCGTGCTCTTTTTTTCCTCTTGGACTTTGTAAATGAGCTTCGTATTCACTATTACTCATTTTATGTTCTTTTCTATCACCCATCATTTTGTTTGGAGAACTATGCATTTCCATGTGTCTTTCATAACCTGTTTTTCCACTTGCTGGCATAGGTCTATCTTGAGAAAACTTCGCTAATTCTTCATGACTCATTCCTTCTACTTTATTTTTAGCTGGTGAACCATGATGTTCTTTATCATATTTCATATCACCTGCTAATTTAGATATATGCTTTTCATCAGCAGTCATAGATTCATCACTATGATTATGCTTGTTATCATAGTTAATATCTCTTTTAAGATAATCAATATGAGCCGCGTCATCTCTTTCAGATGCTTTGTAATTTGATTTTGTTACTTTAGTATCCGCGTGGTTTTTTGACCACTTTGCGTTACCTGTGTATTCTCCGTAATGTCCTTTGTGTCCCATTTTATTTTTCTTCTTTTTCTTCTTTTGGTGGATTATATTGTGAATCATACATCTCTTGCGTGTATAATTGTCCGTCTATCATTTTCCCAATGTTTTTAAAATCTTTTTGTTGTTTATTTTTAGCATCTATAGTTAATCCTGCTGAAGCAACTGCATTAGCTGCGTCTTGTATCATACCAACTTCAGATATATAAGTTTCACCTTTTGGATTATAGTAGCTTCCATGTAACGGAGATGTTGAATAAAAATTAGGTATTTTAAATGCCATAGTTATGCTCTTGCTGCAGCCGCTCTAACTTGATCTTCATCTTCGCGAACTTGTTTTACGTTTTGTTTTTTTGATGTTGTTTTAGCACATTTTTTTCTAGCTTCTCTTATTTGTTTAGCCGTCATGCCAGCGTCTGTAGCTACTTCATAGTCAAACTCAGCAGAACATGGGTCCATTGCTGGTTCTTTTTTAAGAGGTGAAAGCATTTTACTAGGTGAATTAGATTCTATCTTATCTTGTCTAGCTTGCTCCCAACCTGACATTTTACCGTCTTTATTTAAATCTCCTAACATTTTTACAGGATCTTTACCATATGCATGGAATTTTTTTGAAAATGGTGAACTCATATTTTTATTTTTTACAGTTTTTTAATTCTTCTCTAAGACCATCAACTTGATCAGATAAATTATCCCAGTTACGAACTTTTTTATCTTTTTTAGTTAAATCTCTCATTTTTTTTATTTCAGCTTGTTTTTTATTTATTTCATCTTGAATATCTTTACAAGATCTTTTATTTAAAAAAGGAGTTGATTTATCTCCACTAGCATTTCTTTTTAATTGATCAGCTGTTTTAAGTAGCTTTTTTTCTTTTCTAGCTCTTTTCTTATCAGACATTGGTTCTTTTAATTGCTTAATAGTTTTGTCTAATTTTTTTTCTTTTCTTTCTGTGTCTCCTGCTGTAAAAGGTCTATCAGGACTAGAGCTATACAAAGGTGATCCGTAAAAGTTTTTTATTTTAAATGCCATATTATTATAGGTTTTTATCTTTTAGGTGCTAGTTGGTAAGGTTTTAAATTAGACATAAAATTTTCATCTCTTCTTTCAGCATCATCTGTAGGAATAAGTTGCATTTTATTGCTATTAATATCGTAATAAAACTCATTTTTTTCTCTATCATATTCAGCTAGATTTTGTTCAGGAGTAATAGGACCAAGTCTTTCATCGTTTCCTTTAAATTCTCTAACCATATAATCTTGTTTCATTTTATTCCAAGCTGCAACAGCGTTTAAACTATCAGGGTCTTGCTCCGCCTCTTTTCTTTCATTATTAAAAGGACTTTTTGCTAAAAATGGACTTGAAAAATTGCTCATAATTATTTGTTTTTACAACCGAAGTTATTTGCGTAGTTAGCCATTTTAACAACCTCTTCGCTATATTTATCTTTACTTGACATTACAGATGATGCAGCAGAACAAGCGTCTTTAAAACCGTTCTTTTTAGCCCATGCTGTAAATTTACCTTTATTCTCAGGTTTAATTTCAGGAAATCCTTCTTTATAAAATGGAGATCTCATTATATTTTACCTTGTGCTTTTAACACTGGATTCATACCACCACCTTTTACAGGTGCTTTTAATACTTCCATGCCAGTTATACCTGAACTTGAACCCATACCATGTGCTCTACCTACTTGATTTAAAGGTCCGTCCCATACGTGAGATTCACCTACTATACCTACTTTAGTTCCAGGTTTTAATTTTTCCATTGAAGGATCATATTTTCCGTGATGCATAATTTTTATTTTTATTTATTTTTTTTTAATTTACAACTTCCTTTATATTTTCTAACTTTAGCTAAAGCGCTTCCATCTACAACATTATCGTCTCCACCCATCATTGTTTCTTCAGCTTGCATTGGATCTATAACTGATGGATTTGATAAATCACCACCAGGAGTTTGTATTGTATTATTACCAACAGTATTACCACCACCAGTAAGTGTATCAAGTTTAGAATTTATTTCAGAAATCTGTGACTGAACATCTCCTTGACTATTAGTTCCTCCAAAATTAGTTAAACTATTAGCTGCTATATTTCCTATTCCACCACCCATAGAGCTCATTAAACTTTGCTGTCTTGCTTGGTATGCAGCTCTTTCAGCTGGATTCATTGCTGCTAGTTTTGCTTTTCTTCTTTTTCTTCTTCTTCTACTTCCGAAAAGTTTTAATGGACTGTTGCTCATCTTTGTTTATCTTTGTTTACGTTATATATAGCTTTTGTCATTACTTTATCTGTATATGTATCTCCAGCTATTAATTTGTTTCTTCTAGCGCTTGTTGGTATATCATCTTCACCTAGCATAATTCTATAAATTCTCATTATAAGTTGTTTACATTTAAATGATACTTTATATATATTATATTTTTGTGTAGTTCTGTTTCTATGTCTCCACACAGTTATCCAACCGTCTTTTAATAATCTACTCCATCTTCTATTATCCCAACTATAAGAATAAACACCTTGTTCAAAATCATATTTACTAAAAAGATCCATACAGTCTAAATAAATTAAAACCTCTAAATCAGCATCAGTTAAGTCGTTATTTTTACATGCCCACTTTCTAATAATTCTATAATGCTTAAGTAAGTTTAATTCTTTAATGTCACTAGCTACTAATTTCATAAAACAACAACTACGTCTTGTATTTTTATAACGTGATAAGTTTGTTTATCAATTATTATCTTATGACCAGCATGTCTATCAAAGAATATTCTTGAACCTTCGTTTATTCCTTCTATTTCTTCACCTATTGATTTAACATTTGCCTCTACATATCTAATGTCATCTCTATGTGATTCAGCAAGAAGTAAACCACCTTTAGTTTTGGTGGTTCCTTCTTTTGTTTTTTCTATGATTAAATTTCTACCTATTGCCTTCATCTATTCTTAAATTATTGATTACACAATCGGTTGATAATATCGTTGTTGCTACTGAGGCTGCGTTTTGTAATGCGCTTTTAGTAACTAACAGTGGATCTATAATCCCAGCATCAATCATATTTACCATGTTTCCTGTAACTACATCAATACCTTCGTTAGCTTTGTTTGGAGCATCGTTACTCAAGCCAGCGTTACTAAGTATTGTTTTAAAAGGAGATAATATAGCCTCAGAAAGAACTTTACTACCTATATTGATTTTATTTAGTTTTGATGACGCGTTAGCTAAAGCAATTCCACCACCTGGCACTATACCTTCTTTGATAGCAGCTTTAGTTGCGCAAATCGCGTCTTCAACTCTATCGCTTTTTTCTTTTAATTCAATTTCAGAGTTAGCACCTACTTTTACAACAGCTATTTTAGCTGCTAGCATAGCTAGTCTTTTTTCTAATTTAATAACTTCATGAGAAGGGTTGTCTTGTTGTAATTTGTTTTTTATACCCTGTATAATATCCTGTATTTCTTCAGAAGTTTCTTTTACTTGTATTATTGTGTCTGAATGTGATGTAACACTTTTTAAACATGTTCCTAAGTATTCTATTTGGATTAAATCCATATCATCACCTAAGTCTTCATTTACAATAGTAGCTCCTGTTAATAATGACAAATCGTCTAATGTTTGTTTTTTATTAATACCATAAGTTGGAGCGTCGATAACATTTACTTTTACGTTACCTTTCATTTTATTCATAGCTAGAGCTGATAAAACACCTTGTTCTAAATCGCCTATAATAAGCAAAGGTTTGTTGTTTTTTATTACGTACTCTAGCACTGATTGTATTTGCCTAATTGTTTCAACAGGTGATTCAATCAATAATACTAATGGGTTTTCTAACTCAGCAGTTTTATTTTGCTTGTTAGTTATAAAATGAGAATTTGTTAAGCCTTTATCGTATTGAACTCCTTCAATAACTTCTATTTCAGTTTTACCTGATGCAGAAACTTCCATCATAACAACCCCTGTGTTATCTACGGATCTAAAAGCATTAGCAATTATTTCTCCTAATTCCTTATCGTTGTTTGTTGATATTGTAGCTATTTGATCTATCATATTACCAGTAACGTGTACTGCTATAGATTCTAAATATTCAACAACTTCTTGTACAGCTTTATTAATTCCATTTTTAAGTTCTCTAGAATTAGTTTTATCAGAAACCTTATAAGCTTCTTCTAAAATAGCGTGAGCTAATATTGTAGCAGTAGTTGTACCATCACCTGCTTCTTTTACTGTTTTGCGAGCAGCTTCTTTTATAAGTGTAGCGCCCATGTTTTCTACTGGATCTCTCAGTATAATTGAATCAGCTACTGTTACACCGTCTTTTGTTATAACTGGTTTTCCTGTAGCATCTTCTAACATTACACACTTACCGCTAGCTCCTAATGTGGAGCTAACAGCTTGTGTAAGTTTAGTTATACCTTTAAATACATTACCTCTAGCTTCGTCACCGAAGTTAAGGTTTTTGACAATTGCATTTGACATAATTTGATTAGATTTAATTTAATTAATTTTACTTAAAGGTCTTCACGACTTTTGGTCCATTAGCGAACTCTAGTTTTTTAGCATAATGAGCAACTGACGAATCAATAGCTTGTTCTGCTCCTTCTAAAGTTTCACGTCTTGTAACGTCGTGCCAAGTATCTTTATCTTTTTGATCTTGGTGTTCGGTTTGATAGAAACCGTTTGGTAATTGCACAATACGCCAATTTGACTTATCAGCAACGTGCTTCCAAAGGTCTAAGGTTTCTTGTGTAATTTGTGGTTGACTACTCCACGAACTAGTCTGGTAATAAAATGTCATTGGTTTTGGTTTTAAGTTAACATTTGGTTATTGCTCTTCCCGAGCCGGGTATATTTGTATTATCACTTGTTTTATATCATTTTTACTTGTTACGGCGCTATGCAGTCTTGATTGCTTAATTCACCATCTCCATCTATATCAGCATACGCAACACCAAAACTACAATTAGGATCAGCCCAATACCAAGTATCATCTCCACCGTCAAAGAAATCTGTCATTTCAACATTTTCATATACTGTATCACCATCAGTTATACTATACGAAGGATTTATATCTGTATAAGCAAGTATAGTTTGCGTAGGATTAGTTGCGCTATTTTTAAGAACTATTTCAAATCCGCCTTGCACATTGTTTACATACTTTATGTCAGTTTTAGCTACGCTGTTCACAGTGTCAATATCAGCGTTAGGAACATTGTTTACATCACCATCAGTCCAACCAGCAGGTGTTGCTGTAAAGGTTAAATAAGGTATATAACCACTTTGAACACCAGAAGATGTAGATAATACACCTTTATCATCAGTTGTAGACGTTGGTGCGGAGTTAAGATAATCATTATCAGTTTGCACCATAACAACTCTTAATGAACCAGAGCTAGCGTCTGTCATTGCGCCTGAACTAAGCGTTTGCGTATTGTTAGCGTTTGCGTCACTAAAATAAGGTACACCTGTGCTATAAATTGTGCTAAAATCTACGTCTGAATAAAACTCACTTGTAGTAGCGTTGCTAAAACTAGTTCCGCTACCTTGCGCCGTGTGTTTTAAAAGTTTAATTTCTAAACCACCTGAACTTGTATTTGTTGTTGATCTAAAAGTTAAAGTTAAGTTTGTTATAATTTGCCCACTATATGCAGACAAATCAAAAGCCATAAAAAACCTTGATATTCTATATACAGTTCCAGCTTTACCAGTAATACGACTCATATATACACCTGAAGTATATCCAGCGGGTTGATTTGTAGCAAAGTTACCTGTTTGTCTAGCTGTAGTAAAGCTATTACCATAACTACTACCTATTACAGCGTATTTAGTTGCGTTTACTGTTGGCATAGTTTTGTTTTAATCTATTTTAACCCAAGTTTTATCAGGATCAAAGTATATGTAATTAGTACTTGTTGCGTAACCTATTATTCTTACATAATCACCTGTTCCAGTTGGTCTAGTGTTAGAAAAAGCACCAGCTGTATTAGATATATATAAAGGCGCACCAATAGAAAATCCATGACTTGCTTTATAAAAGAAACCTTGTAGTAACATACCAGATGTAGCATTTGATCCTAATGCTATTGCAGCCATAGCTGTTGATTTAGCTTCGCTGTCAGCATCGGCTGTTGTCCAACCACCATCAGTTTTAATAACATATAAAGTACCTGCTGTAGTTGATACTGAAACTGACCATTTAACTATTGTGCCACTACCACTTGCTGTGCTAGCTGTTGGTGTGTCATCTAAAACAATACTAGAGCTTGCGCCTAATACCACGTCCTCATCTAAAGAAACATTACCATTAACAGTTAAACCATTACTGTCTATAATAAGTCTATTTATTCCTGCTGTAGAAAAATTAAGTTCGTCACTCGCGCCCCAATACATACCCGTGTTACTGTCTCCATCTCTACTTATGGATGGACTAGCGTTATTACCTTGTGGTAATGCTATACCATTAACAGTAGTTTCAAACCTTTTAGAGTTATTGTAGTATAGCTCTACTGCTCCATCTCCAATAACCTTAATTCCATCTTCACCATTTGCTGCATATATAAACACGTCATCATAAGCTTGAATTACAATGTCATCATTTAGTGATCTAATATATAAATCACCAGTATTATTTGAATCTATATAACTATGATTACCATCGTGGAATAATTGTAAGTCTTGGTTTTGTCCAAGTTTAATTTTACCACCATTTCCATCCTGCGCCAGCAACAAATCTTTATATACAAATACACCAGGGAAACTTGGCAATAAACCTAAATAATTTTCAGCGCCACTTGATTCGTTTGCTTTAAATATAATAGACTTATCTACAGCATCGTTTGTTATTTCTAACTTACCTACACTATTAACAAAAAATGTATCTGTTGCGTTATGTGTTATATAAGCATCATTAGAACTACCAATTTGTAATTGCACGTTATCATTTAGCCTAACGTTACCGGTCATTGTCCCACCAGCTAGTGGTAGGTAACTAGCTAATCTTGTGGTTGTAGCATCGTATATTTGATTACCAGTTGCTAAAGCAGTTCCACCATTTGTAACAGCTGCAGTAACTATACTTAAAGCTGGAGCTGGTGAACTTTGTGAAACAGTAAGTTGTGATGTAGTAGCAGAACTAACACTTGTAACTGTACCTGAGCCTGAACCTGCTACAGCAGTATCTACGTAGTCTTTATTAGCAGCATCAGTTCCAGCACTTACCGTGTCAATACCCTGTATACGTCCTGTTCCGCCAAGTGAAATATCACCGCCTGTAACGGTTAAATCACCTGTAACAGTAACACCAGAGCTAGTAGTTTCAAACCTTTTACTTCCATTGTGATATATAGAAACAGCACCACCTGAAAGAGCTTCTAAAAAAGTAATAGTATCAGCTCCGTTTTTTAACCTTAAATTAGTTCCTAGTAATTTTAAATCTCCTGTTCCTGTATCTTGTATATAACTATTACTACCATCGTGGTATATTTGAAGGTCTGCTGAATCTCCAAAATATGCTCCTACGTTATCAAAATGTCGTGTTGATTTGAGAAATCTAGTTTCAACTGCCCCACCATCAACTCTAAAATATGTAGCTGTCCCACCACTACCATCGTCTGATTTAAATATAATATCAGAGTCATCTGCATAATTAGTAAATTGAAGAACACCTGTGTAGTTATCTACATAACTTCCTGAGCCATCGTGATATATTTGTAAGTCGCTTGAATTACCAAATAATGCTTTTACGTTATCGTTTAAGAAAATATCTTTAGAAAATACTGTTTTTTCAAAACTACCATCAACTCTAAAATATTCAGCTAAACCACCAGAACCATCATCACTTTGAAATATAATGTCTTTATCATCTGCTTTATTTCTTATATACAAATTACCTGTATCGTTGTCTAGATATGAATGTGTACCGTTATGGAACATACTAAAATCCCCATTTGAACCTGCTTGAAGTTTTACGCTATCATCTGCTCTAAAGT